GTAGATTTGGGTTTGCCGAGCGGGACGCTTTGGGCGACCAAGAATGAGACAGGCAACTATTTCCACGGACTCTATTACTACGACGAAGCAGTCGAGAAGTTCGGGAACAGACTGCCAACCAAAGACGATTGGCAGGAGTTGATAGACAACGTACCTCACTCGTTTGACGAGAAACGTGCAGGGCTGCTCTTTACAGCCCAAAACGGAAACGAGTTATTCCTGCCGATTACGGGCTTCAGTAGCAATTCGAGAACTCACAAGATACATTACGAGGGCTATTACTTATCCTCTACACCTTGCGGCTCAAATAGCGTGTACTGCTTGCATTTCGACCAGCACAAAGCGAGAGTTAGAGGGCGTGTCAGTCGCAACGAGTCCTTTTACGTCAAACTAATCAAAAGAGGAGAATGATATGGAGAAATACAAAAGAATGAAACAAGCACATATCGCATACATTGCACTTGAGTTAGGCAAACGCGAAACAGACCTATCTTTGCGTTACCCTGTGGCGGAAACAATAAAAGCCATAGCCAACGACTGTTATGACATCGACAAGATTTGCAAAATAGCGCGTATGGTCGGTATGGACATCACCCTGAAAAAGGGAGAATGGCACGAACACAATGTGCCTGTCAAGAACCTGCTATCTCAATAGCAAGTATCTTTCTGTATGCCGCAGCATCATAAGAAAAGAGGTCGGTAACGGGAACATCTAACGCCGAGGCTATCTCCGATAATTTCTTTGTTGTCAGACTGTCCTTTTTGATTAGCCCGCAGATATTCTGCTCTGTCGTATTCATTCGGGTGGCAAGTTCCTTGTTACTGACCCCTTTCCTGTGCATCACGCTACGTATATCAATGCGCGGCTGTACACCGTGAAATGCCGTATCTTTCACGCGCTCATCATCAAAAAACTCACCTACACTACAGCCTATTATCCCTGCCAATTTCCGCATAAACGGCAGCGTGAGCACAGACTCTCTGCCCACATAACTCCGCAGCACACCATCGCCAAGCCCCATTCGTTCACCCACCTCGTCTATCGTGTACCCGTATTTCTTAATCACGTGTGATATTTGCATACTCTCCTTTATTTTGCTGCAAAATTACTACTTTTAATTGATATGCACAATATCAATACAGAAAACGCCTGCCCAACCCAACCCTCTCCCATCTGTTATCTTTTCCGTTATTTATTCCTTTTGTTTTGTAAAGGAATAAATACGCCGCCCGTATTTTGGCTAACCATATAACTAGCAGTACTTTTGCGTGAATTTAATTCATTCCGCACATGAAAACAAAAATTTTCGACAAACTAAAACAAGCGTACGCTTACCTTGGGTTAGGAGACTCGTTCTTGCAGGCACAGGCAGAGTTGCTCAACAATCTCGGTTTTGTTACTGACGAGAACATCGATAGCGTGGTATCTTCTCAAAAAGCCTTTCTTGAGGAGGTGCAGAAATCTAACGACAAGCGAGTTACCGATGCTGTAAAGAAAGCGAATGACTCCGCTACAACTAAAGCCAATGAAGCCGATAAGGCTGCAAAGCAAGCACAAGCAGAGTTGCAGAAACAGATTGACGAGTTACAAAAGCAACTTGGTCAGCAAAAGGGGAAACAAGGCGAGTCGGGAGATGATGATTTTCAAAAGAAGTTCACTGCTGCTAATGCAGAAACTCTTGCACAGGTAAAGACTTTGCAAGAAGCAATGAAAACCTTGCAGGAAGTAAATGCCAAACACGCTGACACGGTTAAGCAATTGCAAGACGAAAAGGCTGCGCTTGAGAAGAAGCAGGCGGCGGAGCAACGGCAAGCGAAAATCATTGCAAAGGCAAAAGAGTTGAATATACCTCAATGGAGAATCGACGAGGGCTTTTCTATCGGGACAGAAGCAACTGATGAAGACATCTCCACATTCCTATCAAAGGTATCAGGAAACATCACAACCAACATGTTACCCACCAACTCTCATTTTGCGTTAAGTGGAAAAGATGTGTCGAAAGCCGATGCAGATGACTTGGCTGCAAAAATTGTAGGGTAACACAAAAAACGTTAATTTATGGCAAATCAAACTTTGAATTTAACGGGAGAGAAAGAGCAAATCGTTTTCGGTAATGATTCGATTGTTATCCGCAAGTATGGTAATTCGCTTGCGGGCGGTCGCGTCCTTGATGTAACAGGTGTCACCGAAAAGGTGCTCCATGCAGGACATATCATTATCAAAGACGCAAACGGCGTATATAAGCCCATGCCTGTATCAGAGGGCGCATACGTTACTCCCGAAAAAGAGAGTACCGACACTTATGTAGGCGTTCTCTATCGCAGTATTTTAACTGCAAAGCCTGCCGCTTCTATTATGACGGCAGGAGTGGTAAACGAGAAAGCATTACCCTATGCCATCTCAAGTATTAAATCCGCATTTGTTGCCGCTTGTCCGCATATCATGTTTGAGGACGACGAGGCGGTAGATGCATAACTACAAGTAAGGTATGGAAAAATCACTTTATTTTGAAGCGGTACAGAAGTACTTTCCGAAACTTGTAATTTCGGTTGTAGAGACATTGAACGAGAAAAACCAAAAGACTCTCCCTTATCTCTACAAATCTATGCTCACGCCGTCTTACTCCGCTGATGGGCGTTGGGCGAGCATTACGGCGGACTACACTCGTGTGGCAGCCGATGTTGTCGCATTGGACTCCGAACTTCCGTTGAAGAGTCGCGATGCTATCGAAAAGGTATCCGGCGACATACCTAAGATAGGAATGAAAGTATATCTGTCGGAAAAGCAGATGAAGGACATTGACGCTATGATTGCCCTTAATCTGCCGGAGCAGGAGATTTTAAGAAAAATCTTTGCAGATACCTCCAAGGTCATTTCCGGCGTACAAGAACGCATTGAGGATTTGTATCAATCGGAGTTATCTACGGGCGTAGGTCTCGCTGCTCGAAACAACGGCTTGGGCATTCGTATTGATATGGGGTACGCTACAAACCACAAGTTCGGTGTCGCCAAGAAATGGTCTGATGCCGCTGCCACTCCTATCAGCGACTTACAAAAAGTCTTTGATAAGGCTTTGGACGACGGCAATATCATCACCGATATGTGGGTAGATGACACGTGGTTGCGTGCTTTCTACTCCAACAAAGAGGCTCGTGAGCAGTTCGCTTTCATTCAGAACTTTGTCGGTCAGAACATCCCGAACTTGAACTACGAACAAGCCGCTGCGGTTGTTGCTGCTAAATTTGGAGCAACCCTGCATCGTGTAAATCGCCGTATCAAGACCGAAAGCAACGGAGAGAAAAAGAACCACACAGCATGGGCAAACGGTGTATGTGCCTTTACCTGCGATGCCGTTGTTGGCAAGTTGGTATGGACATCGTGCGCAGAGGCAACTCGCCCTGTAGCAGGAGTAACTTACCAAACAGCGGAAGACTTCATCCTTGTTTCCAAGTATTCCACCAACGACCCGTTGCGTGAGATTACTGCTTCACAGGCGATGGTCATTCCTGTATTGGATAACGTAAATCGCATCTACATCCAAGACTCTACTACTGTGCAGGCATGAGAGTCCGAGTGATTGACATCTTTAGGGACAAAGACGACTACGGTCGGGAGTATCGGATAGGCGAGGAGTGTGAGTTTGAAGAAACCCGCGCTCTCAACCTCTCCGCTCTCGGGTTGGTAGAGCCTATTGTTGATGTAACTATCTCTGAAAGTACTCGAAGACGCGGGCGCAAGCCAAACAAGTGATGGTATGAACATTCTAACGGCATTAAAGAACTCTGTCAATTATCCATTGTCCGACAATAATGTAACCTCCGTACTTATTGGGCGCGGGTTGGACGGAATGGATGATTTTGGAATGGAGATAGCGCAAGGTAAAGCGTATCGATTAGCGTATGCTGATATTTTGCGTTTTGTCGTTACAATGGTCAATCTTTCGCAGGGTGGTAGTGTCAGTCAAGCCGCAGTGGCGGAGTTGCGTGGCACTGCGAATAGTATCTACAGGCAGTACGATGAACCTGTCATTGGAGAAACGGCTGACTCTATCAGCACTCTTACTGATGTCTCTAATCTGTGGTAGGATATGCTTATTTTTCAAAACGGAACAGCATATTTTAATACCGCAGAAAATGTAGCGGATATAGACGAGTACGGATTACCGATACAAAGTGGTGGTTTTGATTTGTCTGTTCCTTGCTACATAGAGACGCAGAATGAGAATAAGCGAGGTCATTATGATGATGGTGCATATTCGCAAGGAAATTTCACGGTGTCATTTGATTTCGACAGCATTGGCGAAGATTTTTCCCCGACAAAAGTTCGATTAGAGCATGAGCGGAAAGGTAGTCTCGGCGAGTTCACCATTCAGCGGACAGAGTACTACGACCTAACGCGCACAATCCAAATATGGGTGTAACGGCAAATCTGCGTCAAATACACGCACGGCTTAAAAGCGCGGAGATAAAGGTGTCTGATAGTATTTTGTCAGCATTAGACATCGCTGGGAAGGAAATCGTAAATGTTGCAAGACAGACTAAAACATACAAAGACAGAACAGGCGATTTGAGTGCATCTATAGGCTATGGAGTTTATAGTTACGGAAAAGCCTACTCTGTCGGAGGTTTTTTAGGCGGTCTTGGAGAACAAAGCGGACAACAGAAACTGACTGAAATAGCAGGACTATACACTCATTCAAGATATGTATTGTTGGTTGTTGCAGGAATGGAATATGCCGCCTATGTTGAGCGCAAAGGCTATATTGTTTTGGACGCTGCCAAATTACAAGCGGATAGTATCATTGCAAACACATTGAACAATGTAAAATTGAGACTATGAACGGAGAGACTATTGAGAAACGGCTTTTTGATTTAGTGCAGGCTTACAACGAGTCTGTACTAAAAGTTGCAGGCTCGGTCTATTATCGTGGTCTCCGTCCTATCCGCAAGAATGCAACAGCATACAAAGAAGATATTGTCGTAGCATTTCTTACAGGGAAGAATAGCGATATACAGCAAGGAACGTGCTTGGTTAATGTGTATGTACCAGATATGCAAGTTAATAGCGGTATGTTCTGCGCAAACAAACAACGTTGTGCCATTATTGCGTCTTTGTTGGAGAATTTTCCGAGTTATGCTACTGAAAATGACGCTGATGTTTATTTCCGCCAATCTGATATGATATACACGTTTGCGGAAGATAGTATTAACCAACATTTTGTGTCCTTAAAAATGGATTTTAAAGTATTAAATGAAAATTATTAACATTAAAACATACTATTATGTTACTTTCTTGGGGAAAACCAAACATATTCGTCAAAGACTTGGACGAGGCAGGAGCAAAAGTGCGCAAGTTGTACACACCCGTTGAAGACTCCACCTCGCTCGAGACTTCCGAGGGTGATAAGAACGAAGCCAAAATAGAAGGCGGTGCCATTGAAGATGTGATGTACAAAAAAAGTACATTCTCTTTGAATTGTGAAATCCGAATGGTAAAAGGACGCAAAAAGCCATTTAACGACAAAGACGGATTGGTAGCGCACAACTATGAGGTATGGGTTCAGCCTGCCGAGAACGAGGACGGTTGGGGGTTACATATTTCCAAAGCATCGGTCAGTGTAAACACTACTTATACTACTGCCGACGGCATCAAACAGACTATCAAGTTTGCTGCATTGGAAAATGATACCACCACACAACTTGAGATTGGCACAGTTTCCGTTACTGGAACGGATGGCAATTACGTTCCTGCAATCGTACCCATCGAAGCCGTATCGGAAAAAGGTGAGGCGTAAAAGAAAGAGGGTGTATATTTGATATGCCCTCTTTTATCGGGAGACATGGAATGTTTGATATGAGTTCGACTCTCATACTCCCGACTATGGAATTAGACGGAAAAAAGATATTAGCCAATGTATCTGATGCTATTATAGAACTGCCCAATTACTTTCAAGTAGGAGGGCGGGATTTTTATCTATATCCCCCATCGCTTGGCACTACATTATTGATAGAACGTGCCACACGCAAATATGATATAGAGCAAGATGAACAAGGATTATGGAATATCCTCAAGACTGCTCGCAAACACAAAAGATTGGTTGTTGAGTTATTGGCTATATGTACTTTTGAGGACAGAAAAGAAGCAAGAAAAAGTGGGGAGTTGCGGAAACGAATATCCGAATTAAGCAGAATCAAGGCTGATGACGCAGCGGCGTTGTTAATGACATTCATTGCATGGAACAAAGACTATGAGGACTTTATCAAATTCTTTCATCTGAACATAGAGCAGAAATACCTCAAAAGAGCCAATGATGTCAAATCGAAAGACAATAGCACATACACTTTTAACGGGAAGTCCATCTATGGAGCATTATTGAGTGTGGCGTGTGAACGATACGGGTGGAGTTGGAAGCAGATTATTTGGGATATTTCATTGTGCAACCTTAATATGCTGATGGCTGACCATATCACGACTGTCTTTTTAAGTGATAAGGAGAAACGTGCTGCCTGCATACCGCAAGACCGCACTATTATCAAGGCTACAAAGCAAAATACAGAACAGATACTTGCATTGCTAAAGAAATAAATCTTATGGAAATTGTAAAAGAAATATCGGAGTTGAGCAGAGAGGTGGAACGTCTGTCTGATATGATTGAACGCTATGGGGATAGTGTGAATAAAGTATCTATGGTGCAGGACAAATTAGGGAAACTATTTGGGGAGTTCTCCAAGGCGGATGTTGCATCTATGAGCGTGGAAGAACTGACTGCCGCTTGTGCAAAACTTTCCAAGGGTTATGCAGAGGTTGAAAAGACGCAAAATGAATTTATTAAACAAGAGCAGGATATACAAGATGTCATTAGCAAACGCGAGCAACTACTCTCGCAATTGGGCGAAGTTCGCAAAGACGCAGTGGCAGAGGGGGAGGCTCATGCTGTAAAGGATTATACGGAACAAATAGCCAACGAAAATGCCGCGTTGCAGGACAATGTTGCGGTTATTCAACAGGTAAGGGGTGCGATGTCCGAGTTGGAGCAAAGCAAAACCCGACTGAATGCTACAAGTGTCAGGCTTGAAATCGTATCGGGGAGCGGGGAGAAAGATGATGAGTTGGTTGATATAGATGAAATTAAACAGAGGGCTAACGAAACTGCTAAATTTGTCAATGGTGCTTTTGGAGAAATTGCGGACAACGGTGCCAATAAGGTATTCGGCAAAGTAAATGCAGAACTCAGCAGAATAAATGAGCAGATAGCCAAGAGTGGCGAATTGTTAGAGAAGAATAAGGCTATAACTGACGATTTCGCAGCCGCTTTCGCTAATATGAAGCCAATTACAGCGGCTTCAAGCGATACTGATATAAGTGGAACTACCATTGTGAAACTCACAAAGTTTGTTTATATATCATTAAATATCACAACTCCCTAATTGTTAGTATATTCGATTGCTTCTGGAATTAAAGCAAATTGTATAATTACATCACAAATCGTCTGCTTTTGGTAGGAATTAGCAACCATCGTCTGCTTTTTCGTCTGCCTTTTAGTCTGTCGGAGCATGGTTGAATTTATCCATTTCTCTCGCCTTCAATTCGTCCACGATAGCCACGTATGGTTTCATTGACTCGTAGTCTGCATGCCCCGTCCATTTCATAACAACCTCGGCAGGAATGCCCAAGTACAGAGAGTTGACGATAAAAGTTCGTCTTCCGCAGTGAGTAGTCATGTACTCATACTTTGGCTTGACAACCTCTATTCGCCTATTGCCCGAGTAGTGTACCTTGCGGATAGGCGTATCAAATCCTGCTGCCTTTCCTATTTGCTTCAGTTCCCTGTTCATCACCTGCATGACAGGAACAGGCAGTGCCAAATCGTTAGGTATCGGTACATCTCTATATTTATCCAATATCGCCTTGCTATATTTGTTCAAATCTATTGATAATACTGCATTTGTTTTTTCCGTCACCACCTCTATCTCGTTTTCTCGGACATCAGATTTTGATAGTTTGGCTACATCTGAATATCGCAGCGATGTAAAACAGCAAAAGCAAAACACATCTCTTGTCATCTCTTGCGCCTTTGTTTGGAACGGCATTTCGTATAGTTTGATTAGTTCGTGCCATGTAAGATAAACAACAACGCGCAACTCTCCAATTCCCTTGAACTTTACTTTGAACTGCTTATGTGCATTGCCATTGTAATACCCTTGCTCTGTAAGCCACTCTATGAAAGCCTTGAATATGATAATTTGCTTTCGTATAGTAGAATTTAGATAACCGCATTCCACATACCATGCCTGCAAGTCATACATTGTTTGAAGCGTCAAATCTCCTGTTGCCAATTTACTATTGAAATGCAGTAGATTGCTTTTGAACGTGTTGTGGTTCTTTATCGTTGTGTCCGTCCAACTATTGATTTGAGCAGCAGATGTGCAATAGAGGTCATACAGAGGGAATATGGAGTTTTCTTGTTGCTGTACATCATCTATACTCCCTTTCCCTAACAACACCTTATATGCTCTCTTGAAGTCTTTTACATTGACTAATGTATCTCCAAACTCTGCAAAAACTTTTTCCGCCTTTTCCTCATACTCCGATAGTTTCTTGTTGATGACCGATGCCGGTAGCATATTCTTCCCATGCGTTGTGTTGTTTTTGCAACGCTGTGCTTCTTGAGACCACTTGGCAATCTCAACCTTTATGCCTACGGAAAAAGTTGTGATACACTTGCTGTTATTCCATTTCACACGCAAATTGAGATTGGCTTCTTTGCCATTCTCGTCCTTATCCAGCACCCATAATGTCTTGTATTGTATCATTGCGCATATAAAATTCACCTGTGCCTAGTATTATCCATTCCGGCGAAATATGATAGTCGTTGCACAGATAGTATATGTATTCGGGCTTCAGTGCACTCCGTTCGGGATTGTCACGCACGGTTACAAGGTTCCACCTATTTATATTATGTGCACGTGTGAATGTCTGCATGCCCCGTATTTTCTTTTCGTTCCGAAGGGTCTCCAACGCCAAGAAAAAACGATTTGTTATCTCAATGCCCTCTTTTGGTATGTTCATTTGTTGTCGTCTTGCTTGCCGCTATTAGGCATCAGATGTTCCATCAGTCTTTGGTATAAGTCCTTGTATAACGTAGCCTCTGTTTTGAAAGTTATGTTTTCATATTTCAGTTGCTCGTTATCGGAACTCAATGCATTGTTTTGTTTTTCCAAAGTTTCTATTGTCTCTTGCAATTGAGCAAATAGTTTCGCGTCCGCAGATTTATCCAGCACCTCCTCGTCGGCTGCAAATGTGCCTGAATACTCTACACCTTTTTGGGAGAGTGCCTCTCTAACATTCCTTTCCGCTCTGTTTATGATGTTTTCGGAAATGAACCTCGGATTGCCACTGAATGCCGAAGATAGGTTTTGTGCTGTCAGTTCCACAAGGTCTGCAAATTGAGCCTTGCTATCCACTAACTCATAGTAGAATGCCGTGCGGTACATTCTATCCAACTTCTTCTGAAGTTCTTCGACTGTTGGTTTTGGTCTGTTTGCCATTGCTGTCTATTATGTTGTTTTTTTACACCGATTTTGCAAAATCGCATTTTACAAAATGAATTTTCTTGACGAAAAATGAATTTTTTATGTGATAGAATTTTGTACATCAAAATAATTTTCGTACCTTTGCACAAAATTACAAACCACACCACTATTCACGGTGCAAAGTTAGTATAATTTTTTGAAACCCAAATAGTACAACGACCAAATTTGTAAGAAAATGGCACAAAAAGACCAAAACCTCATGGAGTATTGTCTCCGAAATGGTCACGGAACTCTTGCTCGGTTATTCCGTGCTTTCCGTCGCCAAAAGAAAATTAGTTACAACCAGTTCAGCCGCTGGTGCAGAGGTATGTGCGGGACAAAAGATAGCGAGAGCCTCGCCATCTTGTCGTCCATCACGGGTATTCCACAAGATAAATTGTTTGACGATGGTAAGTAGGATTGAGTTTTATCAGTTCAACAACGAGGTGTGGTATCGGCAAGGAAAAGAAAACAAGAGACTTACCGAAGACTCACCCGTCGTTTCAGAACTGGCAGCATACCTGTGCGAGTTTTATCAGCAAGCCGTTGCGGCTCTTGAAAAAGAGTACAAAAACATCGCAGACGACACCTATCGCAGGTATCGGATTGTGGTTCGGTTTTGCAAATGCAATTTCGGGATAGCAGACAATGTGTTTGACATTGACTCTGAAAGCAGATTTGTATTTGAATGTGTAGCATGTCCGCTCCGCGGTGAATGTAAACTTGAAAACGTTGTGTGCAATCCTACTTTCAACTCAAGTATCAGCAAATCAGAAATGAGAGTCCTTGAATTGTTGTACAGAGGAGTTAGTAGGGCTGATATTGCCAACAGGCTGTATCTGTCCGAAAGAACCGTACACAACCATATCAGAAATGCTTTTTGTCGAATAGGTGTTCACAGCACCGTAGAATTTATTGAGTATGCCAACAGCAATAAACTATTTGCCCCAGAAAGATTTGACAACGAGGGTATGTGATTTATCACTTGAGGAGTTCTTAAACCTTGCGAAACCCATAGTAATGTCGTGGGTAGGAGAAAAGACGAATAGAACTCAACAGCCAACAGACGATGTCGAATACGGATATGGTATGCAAGCCATAATGAAACTCGTGTCAGGGTCTTATAGCAAGGCTTGCCGTATCAAGAAAAGTGGCATTATCGATGATGCTATCTCGCAGAATGGCAGGAAGATAATTGTCAATATGCCCCTCGCCCGAAAGATATTGCACGACAAAACTCCGCGTTTGTGACAAAAAGTATTTTTATGCAAAATTTATTTGCTCATATCAATTATTTTTACTACCTTTACAGAGTCAAAAAATAAAAGATTGTATTATGAGTAATTTATCACAACATGCGGCATTCAAAGTAACCGCAAAGATTATCGTTTCTGTAACGTTGGTAATTGTAGGCTTTATTCTCACTATGAGCGGGAGTATTAATGACATCGCCCTACATAGTATCGGGTTGCTGCTGGCGCTGATTGGAGCACCTTGGTTTGTCAGTATTGACGATAAGGCAGAGGCGATAAACAAGTTGTTTTCGTAAGAGGTATAACGTGTAAAATAATAGACACAAATGTTTCATTTTTAATTTATCATCTATGAGTTTAATCAGGAAGCCTTCTGAGATTGAGGCTAAAAAGACAATCTCAATGCTCATTTACGGAGAGCCAGGTTTGGGCAAGACAACCCTCGCATGCAGTGCTCCTGCACCTGTATTGTTTGACTACGATGGCGGTGTCGGACGTATTCATGGCTCGCACCGTGTCGATACCGTACAGATACGCTCGTGGGAAGACACAGAGGCGGCTTTGAATGAGGTTATTGAGGCAAACGCTTACAAGACAATCATCATTGACACCGTCGGCAAGATGTTGGATTACGTGGTAGATTATATCCGCAGAACCCAACCGACCTACGTACAACGTGACGGCAGTTTGTCTCTGAAAGGTTACGGACTGCGCAAGACGATGTTCAACAACTTCATTCGCCGTCTGCAAGTCATCGGCATCAATGTTATCTTTGTTGCCCACGAGAAAGAGGAGAAACAGGGAGACCTTACCGTTAAGCGTGCTGACGCTGGCACATCAAGCAATGCTAATGACCTGTTCAAAGATTTGGATTTGGTCGGGTATATGTCGGCTCTCGGCAAAGACAGGACTATCACTTTCGACCCGAATGAGTCCTACTATGCAAAGAACACCTGCAACCTGCAATCAATGTTCAAAGTGCCTGTCATCGTTGATGCCAAAACAGGTATGCCGACAGCCCCGAATGATTTCTTGACCAAACAAGTACTTGCGCAATACAACGCTTATCAACAGCGCAACGAAGAACTTGGAAAAACCTACAACAACCTTGTGTGCAAAATCAAGGAGCAGGTCGCAACCATACAGACGGCAGAGGACGCGAACAATTTTGTGGACTTTATAAAGTCTGCGGAGCATATCTATGACTCGAAGATTGTTGCAGGACACGCACTTGCAGGCAAAGTCAAGGAACTCGGATTGGCTCTCAACAAACAGACAGGAAAGTATGAAGCCGCAAGTTAAATACCGTATATATCCTTCGCTGCTCGACAAGTATCAGAAACTTGTCGATGCAGACGAAGTCTTTGAGGGTTTCGGCAATATAGACCCCGAGACGGGGGCGTACAAACGCACCTACGAGGATATAGAGGCAGAATTGGAGCAGTCGCTGCTTGACTCTATCAACCGTGTTGAGCATGAGCCGAGCGAGGCTGCCGACAAGGGTACTTGTTTCAATGAGGTTGTCGATTGTCTCATAGAGCGCAGACCGAGCAGTCGGGACGATGTTGCTATCGGTAGGGGAAATGTCGTTTTAAGGCGAGAAAAAATGCCTTGTAACATTCCTCGCCAATCGATAGAGCAAATCATCTCACAGGAGGTAATAAGTGCCTCTATGGACGGATTTACATTCTTGTTTGATATTGCGCTCTGTGAGCAAACGGCAAAATACTTCGAGGGTGCCACTCCACAGCACCGCTGCGTGGCTACATTACAGACGGCATACGGAACGGTAGAGTTGTACGGCTATGCGGACGAGATTGTCCGAGACAAGGTGTATGACATCAAGACCACATCGCGTTATGATTTCGGAAAGTTTGAGCACGCATGGCAGAAAGATGTTTACCCGTTCTGTCTTGTCGAAAGCGGAGAGGAGGCAAACATCACCAGTTTTGAGTACACGGTGTATGTGTGGAAAGGAGGAACTGCAAAAGCCCCAATCCTAACCGCCGAGCAGTACAAAGAAGAATATGCCTACAACCATGAGGCTGCCCGTATTAGATTGAAAAACATCTGTGAGAGGTTCATTGAGTGGTTAGAGGAACATCGTGAGCAAATCACGGACAAAAAGATTTTTAACGAGTTAGACGAATAGAATTATGGAAATCGTAGTAAAAGTTATTCATGTGCTACCCGAGCAAAGTGGCACAAGCAAAACAGGCAATCAATGGCGGCTGAAGACATTTATCGGAGAGACGCAGGAACGTTACCCGAAGAAGATTTGCTTCGAGTTGTTTGGAGACAATCTCATCAACAACAATCCTGTGGATTTCGACGATACCGTCACGGTTAGTTTCGACATCGAGAGCCAAGAATATAACGGACGTTGGTACACCAAGATACGAGCATGGAAGATTGTTCAAGGAGATGCCACACAGGCACCCTCACCAACTCCCACGGCTCCGTCCCCGGCAGCACCGAGCCATCAACAAGAGCCCACACAGCAGTCCTACAACAATCCTCAAACCGCAGAGCAATCGCTTGGTATAGAGGAGAACGAAGACTTGCCGTTCTAAATCACGCTCGTGGTGCTTGCCGAGTATTTCTGCCATGTAAACAGGCAGGCACCACGGGTAAAGTATCAACCAATAACTGCAATAGATATGTATTTTGAAACGACTATCGTTGGCAAGAATGAAGCCACATTAAAATCGCAAGCCGTCAAGTATCTCGTTGAAGCGGAGACTTTCGGCGAAGCGGAGGAGAAATCCTACAAAGAAGCCCAAACAGAATTGACCGACTTGTCAGTTCGCAGTATCAAACGTTCCCGCATACAAAGAGTGAGCAAGGTGGATAATGAAGCGGAAGGCTATTTCTGTTGCATTATCTCCACGTACGGAGACAATGACAAACTCCTGCGTACGCGTGTTCTCGTACCAGCAGACTCTCTGATAGCCGCAGAAAAGAGTGTTCGTGAAAGCGATGTCTTCGATAGCGGTTATGATACCGTTGAAAGTGTGATAGCAACCTCTATTCAAGCCGTATTGTAGTATGGAAATCCCCGAGAGTATAAAAGCCGAATGTGCCGAAATGCAGCGTTTTTTGGAGCAAGAGGCACCCGATGACCCGAATATGCTTTTTGAGCGTATATCTCGCACGAATGTTTATCTTGCCCGCTCCGGCAAACTGCTTGCCGAAGTCAAGTTGTATCAAGACCAAGAGATGGCTGACGTGTTTGCCAAGTACAGCGATTATATCAATGCGCTGAAGGCTACAACTGCAAACAAGTTCATCGAGTCGCAGTTGGCAAGCGTCAATTATTATGTTAATTGGCTTGACCGTATCAATCGTGCTTTTGTGCACTCTGGGGATAACCTACGTACACAGATGTCGTTCTTGAAAGAGGACTTGCGGCTGTCTAAAAGTGGGTACTAAAAACAATGTAACTATTTGAAATAAAATGAGTTATGGATTTTCGCATATTAAATACTTAGGCTAACTTTACAAGCAAAACAACCAAAAGGTATGATACATTGTTATGATGCTGATATTGCAAAGAAGTATGGCATAGAAGAAGCAGTACTTATTCAGAATTTTGCTTTTTGGATAAGTAAGAATATCGCTAATTGTAAGCATTTTTATGATGGACGGTATTGGACATATTGTAGCACATCTGCATTACTTGATTTGTTCCCTGAGTTCAATACAATCGATAAAATAAAGAGAGTTATTAAGAACCTCGTAGATGCAGAGTTGATAATAAGGGGAAACTATAACAAAAATGCTTTTGACAGAACAACATGGTATGCTTTTACGGATATTGGTCTTGAATTTGTTATCTCAAAAGGATTATTACACAATCCATTGTGCAATTCCGCACAATCCATAGAGAAAAATCGTCCAACCAATACCATATATAGTACAGATAATATAGCAGATAATAATATACCCCCTGTGTTCGTATTACCCACTACGTGGGATAATACTCACACATCCCCCAAGGGGGAGAGCGAGGGTGCCGCGCCCGAAATCGGATTTCCTGCAGAGAGTGTTGGTGAAGCAAAAGTCAGCGAGGTTTCGCAAGCGGAGTCGGAATTTGACAAGTTCCGCAAGGCATACCGAGGAACGAAGCGAGGTTTGGCAACGGAGTTTGCGTATTTCAAAAAGTCGCATAAGGATTGGAGACAGGTGCTGCAAAATCTTGTAGTAGCCTATGAACACCAATGTGCGTTGAAAGATGAGGCGCGGGCAAAAGGTTGTTTTGTCCCGCAAGAAAAGAATTTGAAGACATACATCCACAACCGTGGGTGGGAGGAGGAACTGCATTTTGAGCCTCCTCGACAGAAGCAAGAGCCATCAATCGTTGAGAAAATGATGAACATCGAAAATGGCTATCAGAAATATCGTGAATACGAAAGACAAAAAGAAGAACGAGATGCCGGAGAAGAATTGTATAGCGATTTCTGACCAGAGTGTCATAGCGGTTAAACGAAATGGCGTAGTACAACAATGTGCATACACGGACATCAATGGTGCTGTGTGCACAGGCGAGTTTTGTGAACTATCTGTGTACGGAAGTCGCCCGGCAACTCACGCACAGATAGTGGAAGAATGCGCTCCTTTGCTTATGATGTTCCCCGACACCAAAGAGTCATTTTTCCTATTGCTACACAAATACATTGAGGACTCGAAAATGTCCGCAAAAAGGCTGCATGAAGCCGTTAACAGGCTAATCACTCATCATAAATATCGCTCATTCAATGTGGCTGATATTCTTGGGTATGATAAGACGATTATGGTTGCGAGCAATGTCATTACGTTACGGTACGTTACGAATAATCAGTATTTGCGATATGATGATATAGTTGTTATTCGCGGGCGAGTGGACGGCAATGAGTGCAAGATGTTCGGAGTAAAGTACGAGGTGGAGAACTCACCGTACAAATCCCGTATCATTGGCACATGGAATAGCGACACCAACTCATGGAACGTACTCGGACAAGTCAATGACGCTACAATAGCGCAAAGGCAGCAGGCGTTCAAACGGTCTCTGTTTGAGTTCTGCAACTACCCGCCACGATACAACGGCAAATATGACGCGGAGTTTGTCGGAAAGTTCTATGAGCATTACTCGCAAGTAGTAGGCTTTGGAGACACGCTGCTATTCGAGCAAATGCTATCGTGGGACACGGCAAGTGCACTCGAAGCGTGGTGCAGGACAGGCGAAGATATAATCCGGCAAGGCAAGTCGAGTCTCAATGCAAAAGCCGAAGATGTAGAGGAGATAACCGACGAGGACGCACTACGCAACAAACTGACGTTGCAAGTGATAGCAGAGAATATGAGTATCTATCAACGAATGTCGCCGAAGGCAGCGGAGCGGAAAATGCAAGAGTTAATAGACAATAAACTGAAAGAAAACGGAATAACCACAAAATCATAACAATATGGCACAGACAAAGAGAAAACGTGGTAGCAGGTCTATCAGAGATACGCAGTATGTGAAAGACATACGGAAATGGTACTGCATTTGCAATGGCATACTATTCTACAATTACTATGGTCGTATCTTTTTCCGAAAGATGATACCAGAGATAGGAGACTTGTTCGAGAGGAAAATTATGGTAGATGGCGGCTATTTCGGGCATATCCTGTACGAGCACGAGATGTCTGCAATCAACCGCTATATACTCGGTTGGGATAAAAGTTTGAATATCCAAGACATTAAGCCCCACATCATTAGAGCATACGGCAATGTTGATATGCTCCAAGGCGGAGACCCGATAGTGTTTGGTAGTCGTTATAGCGAACTCATCAAACGTAGCAGTAGTATATGAGTCGAAAAGCCCCATAAATGAGTCATTTTGCAAAATCCACTTTGCAATTGCAAAATAAAGTACATAAAAATAGCATATACTTGCAATTTTATTTGTCTATTCAAAATAATTTTCGTACCTTTACAAGCGTAAACAATAACGACACAAAAATGGGTTCAATCAATGCAAACAAGTTGTCAAGGCATGACCTAATAGGTATTGTCCCACAGATAGCCGAAGCAGCCGAATATGACTACGAAGATACATATTGGGTTGATTTATCGGACGGTTACTATTTCGGTGGATATACAGAGGTCGTAGAACATTATACCTTTGATGCAACGATAGTATTTCAAGGCAGCACGCTAACAGCAAGCGGCTGGCTAAAATCCAAAGATGGCGGTAAGACTTTCGAGTTTGATTGTATAGAGGATATAGAGGTTGTGGTGGGTGATTGCCGCATACTCGAGGACTATGAATATGATTACAACAGGCTTGGTTCTGACCTCGATGGTGCTTTCTATGAGTATTACAATAGTAAGACACAATGTGTAAAACAAGCAATATAGAAACTTATGAAAAATCGACAGGTAAAAGTATCACGCGTCCGCGCTATTGAGATAGCGATGAACACAAACGGCATCAGCCGAGAGATGGCAGAGCGTTACACGGATAACGAACTGCGAGAGGTTTTGAAACTATTAGGATTGAAAGCAGGTTTTTAATTACAAAAACAGCAAAGCAATGACATACGCAGAAAAAGTTTACAAATGTGCAAGGTTGCACGGCAACGGCTCGCCTTGCAAGTACTACAACATCGGTGGCGCATTTATGTGCGGACTGAAGAAAGCAGATATTAGAGAG